GCGTCGTTGGTTGACGAGATTGGTAATTTCATAAACAAAACCCCAGTTGTCCCCAATAAGACTCCCATCAAACACGGAGCCCATATATCTCCAAGGGTTTGGGTAACTTTCTTCCACACTTTCATAATGTCATTTCCAATATTTATGGTTCATCAAAAAGCACTTCATTGATATACAAGTCTGCCCATCTATCACCAAAATATTTGGCAAGAATGCGTCTTGTTTTATCATTCAGTTTCTGTTTTTTGCAGTAATTTATTTGACCCTCATATCTTTCTTCTGCTCTATTGTAATCAATATTTGATTTCCAAACTGCACTAACAAATGCATCTAGATATTCATTAACTACATGACAAAATGTATTTCTGTCTTCATCAGTCTCTAGTCTAGCAAACTTACAATAGGGAGAGAAGATATCACCCCATCTAGGCATGTCTCTATTGTGCCTAAAACTATAGTATCTACTAATGTCAGCAACTTCATCATAAACTGGAGACATTATGCCATCGACTGGAGAGATGTCTGTAATGGCAGCACTACAAATATTATTGTTAGCAACAATATCTGCTCCAAAAATAGGAATATCAAAGTCTGGTTCTGGATACCATATGCAGTGTAAGATATCAAGTTTACCTAGACTAGCAACTTCCAAATGAACTTTACGAAGTCCAGTGGAAGTAAACATTTCGTTCTTAATACTAAGGTCGCCGTCTTCAGTTGGTACATTTACATGTGCAAACTCATCATCAACATCGAGTTTCTCTAAGTTTGGCAGAGTTTTCTGGTGCTTACGAATAATGTTTGCAAGGTCATCGATTATTAATCCCATGGATCTGGTATTTGAACTTCATTGCTTGGAGAAACCATGCGTCTGTTAGACACTTGGGACCGTGAAGCAGGATTTCCACCTGCCTCTGCGGTAGTTTCGGGTCTTGGAGT